CTAATCTTCTTTCTTTTTCTCCTTAGCGTCCTTTCTCCAATCAGTCCAATCCTTCCCGCTATACAGATAGCTTCCCTCCATCTTAAGCTGCTTTAATCTGTTTTGAATTGCTTCGTACGCCGCAGTGTTGCCGGAATTGTACGCCGCTATCCATTCCTTCTTATATTTACGAGTTATAATGGATCTTAAATCTCCAATAACTTCTCTCTTCTTCACTCCATTCTTCTTTTTAGTTTCATAATAATCTTCTGCCACTGTATTGAAAGCTTTTAAGGAGTTTATATCCCCTTCCTTGATCGCTTCCACTGACCGGATAATATCCGTGCTACTATAGGTAGATTTATAGGTAATCGTCCCTTCATCTTTTTCCTGATCTGCATCATTGTCCAGGATATCATCATATAGGGTATCTGCCTGTGTTTCAGCCTCTGCCTCCCAGTCAATCTCCTCTTTCCCTGTAAATTCTTTCATCCTGGTATCTACTGCAGAGCTTATCATTTTTTCTGCATACCCCTCCTGTTTTAACTGTTCTACTGCGGCCTTATAAGCTTCTGTGTCAAATGCAATTCTGGCCTGCGCTGCCGCATCTATGCGGGGGTCTACATAATCCTTGGATACCAGCTCTGCTTTAATTAAGCTTCCTATTTTTTTTGTGATCGTATCATTATCAATTCCTGCCTCATTTAATTCCCGCTTTATCTGCTCTTCCAGATCTCTGTTTCCCATTCTATGGGATTCAATCATCAACCCTGCATACAGTTTCAGATTGGCCTTGTTCTCCATTGTATATTTCTGCTTTAAAACATTATAATCATCCTGCGGTCCCTTCACTCCATACTGTGTTACCGTATTTACAATGCCTTCTATTTCCCGCAGAATATTATTGATTGGCGAGCCTGTGAGCTTGCTTAACATCTTAGCAGTATATACAGCCGTATACTGAGGCGTATAGGTATTTTCCCCCTCAATCAGCTTCTGAATCTTAGATACCGCATAGGCGATATCCTGGAATCCCTGTACATCCGTCCGTGTAGGCGTTTCCCCCTTAATAGCATTGTACGCATCCTTTGCAATGGGGATCAGTCCCAACGGGTTTATATTATCCAAAAAACTGCTGACAAAGGTATCCTTCCACTTTTCTCCGTAGGTTTTATCCCTGTCTTCGTCTCTCATGGCAACAGGAAGCGCCCTTGCAGCAGCGCTTAACGCTGATGTTAACACAATAGCCGCCAAAACTCTATTGGCCCCCTTAACATTGCGATTCCTTTTCAAATCTGTCATGGCTCTGTACAGCATATTATAGGTACTGATCGGCTCTCCCATAAAGCTTGTAGCTATTTTTACTCCCATGTCCTGCCGCCGCATCACCTGCGAACGATGCAGAACAGAATCTGCCACCTGAGTATGGTCAATCACTTCTGAAAACCTGCGCCCGACTGCCTGATAATATTCTTCTGTGCCTGTCTCCAGAGTTTTATGCTTGGCTGCTACTTCACGTTCACACGCCTGCCAGATCTGGCACCATGCGATTTTATCCCCCATCTCTGCCATTACCATAGACTTATTAGTAATCTTATTTGCCATACTGTCCGTATCAAACATAATGTCTTTCATGGAGCGGCTGGTATTCATTTGGTAAAATCCCCAGTCTTTCCACTGTGCGATAGGGGCATACTTACAGATCATCTGCCATCTGTCTCCCCGTGGAAGCGCCGTTACACCCTGCACAAGTCTGGCTGGGCTCAGTTCTGCCATGGCTCTGATGTACGTTGTGGGCTGCTGGATTGCCACGCTCAGACTCCCTGCAACGGCTGATGCTTTTACTCCAGACAGCATGGACTCCCATGGGGCTTTATCACCCTTGAAATCCGAATTGATATCCTGAATCAAATGCTCTAAATATCCCAGCGCACCCTTTCCCATGGCGTGCTCTATTTCCTGCATCACGCTGGTATTCTCCTCGCCATTCCTGAAATTGTATATCTTATTATAATCAGATAAGGGTGCCAGAAGTGCACTGTAAGAACTCATCTGGTCAACGTGCCTCGAAAACACATCGAAAATATCTTCAATCACTACCGCATTATTGGCATTTCTTACTGTGTTTTTGGTCATTCCCAGATTTCTTATAGTAGTATTCCGGTTACTTAAATCACCTTCTTTATGCTGGATATAATTCCCATTCGTTGTGATAGGGAAATAATCACGGGCATTAAACTTCTTATACCCATACATCTCTACGGAAGCCTCATTTCCCCATACCGCCGCATCATTGGATAGAAACTGCTGTAAAACATCAGCGAATTTCTTCTGCTTATCTGATAATGTCTCTGTAAGCATATAAATATCTTCCGGGGTCACTCTAATTGGTTTGTACTGCCGCTTTATTGTTGATGGTTTCCCCTTATGATGTTCTATAATCGGGGCATGGGTAATACCGAACCCATAAATATGACCTCTGGCTTGTCCACGCTTATTTTCCTCATACAATGCCATGATTTGGGCCGGTGTTAGCGTGATGGTTCCTCCGGACAGCTGGAACACCCTCGCCTGTGCCTGTTTCCCCGACCATGCACGCAGCTCCTTACCGGATATCCCCAATTCATGTTTGGCCCTGTCCACACAATCCTCTGCGGTTTTTAACATCCTTGTCTTTTTATCCAGAGCCTCTCGGAATGTATCATATACAGATTCCATTCCCTTCCCCATCTGCCAGAACATCGTATAGGGGGTCAGATTTTCATAATTCAGAATCTTATCCGCCACACCTGAGATCGGTCCTGCATATTCCTTCTTCCCTGTTAGAGCCGTGAGATCCTTTATGATTTCTTCTGAAAGCTTATTTACATTTTCTGCTCTCCTGTTCGCTTTCAGCTCATTCACTTCCATTATGGTCTTTTTGAGGGTAGAAACAACCTTCTGCAGCTCTTCCATTTCATAAGCGCTTAATTCCTCAAGCTTATTTATGTCATACACCTTTTTCTTTAATTCCTGCAAACGGTTTACGATATCCGGATCACAGTCACAGTACACGGTCTCCCCATTCTCAGACCACTCGCTTGTGTCCTTCACAGCTTCAAAAAACTGCTGCAGCTCATCCCAGGATTTCGTCCTGGCTGTTGGCTCTCCCCTTTGATTCATATGGGCGCTGCTGTAATCAATGCTGTGGAGGAAATCCAACACAATGCGTTTCATCTCATCAGGGATATGCTTCTCTTTTTCCGGCCGGAACAGCCATTTTTGAATCGTCATGACATCCCGTGTGATCTGGCGTTTTCTCTGTGTTTTTAGTTTCCTCTCCCGGCTCTTCTCCATGCTTGCAATATACTGCTTCGGTTTCGTTATCAGATCCACCTTATTCAGATTGGACCTGACCTCCTCAATCCTTTCCTTATAAAACTTTACCTCTGCCCGGAAATCCTTTTCCCGTTCCTTATTTTTGTCTTTTAAAGCTGCTTCCAGGTTATTTGCTGCTTCATTATAACGCTTTGTGAGGGAGGTCTGTTCATCAATGAGGGCACGCTTCACCCTACTCTGATTATCCAAAAATTCCTCCCGCAGATCATTCTTATAAGTCTGCAGCATAACCTTGTATTCTCCCTGGAGGCGGTTCAGTTCATGGCGTACCCTTTCCGGGGCAGTTGCCGCATCAAGGCTTAAATCCGTATACTCTTTTAATATTTCCTGTGCAACCACCGGAACTACTTTGTTCATTTCCGCATGGTAGGGATTTACAGTCTGTATTTCCGTAGCATCAACCACATCCCCGATCCGTCTCAGCCGGTCTGCCGGATGGGTTACATCTGCTTCAAACAGTTCCGGATGCATTTCCATCAGTTCTTCATAAAAACTATCCACGGATATACCATCATCCGCAAAACGTATTCTTCCCCGATATCTCTTTTTAAACTCTGCATACCCCCCATCTGCCGCTAGGTCTGCCCGGTCTGCTTCTGATATGCTCAACTTTGTTTCCCGGATCTTTTTTCTCAGATCCCTGTAGTTTTCCATCATTTCACGATCAACGGCCGCAGACTGCTTAAGTATTCCCTTGGCAATCCCATAAACCGCCTGGGTAACATCCAACCCATTCAAGGACTCTGCTGTATGGATGTATTTGAATAACCGTGTTAGGCTACGCTCTAATGCCTCCTGGTCATAATTACTCTGATACTTCTTTCGGATCTTTGTGGCTATCGCCTTCACATCCTCCGCTTTTATTCCTGAATTTTTCAACAGCTCCATCTGTTGAATCAGATTTTCATTCGCCTTTTTCAGAGATTCATTTTCTTCCAGTACAGCAGTTATATCATTTTCGGCTTCATCAACCCCATCTAACTGGAATCTTGTTTTATCACTATTGCTTTTTGTCTCACCTTGCTGTATAGTGTAAGGGGTAGGCGGAATATTTTCGTCACCTTTTAAATCCGTACCACTAACCGTTTGGGACGTAAGGGGAGGGGCTTGTACATCTTCCGTAGTGGGAGGATTTTTTTTATTGATCCACATAGTTTGAGTATAAAGCATTCTCCTTTTATCAGAAACATATTCTACTACTACATTTTTCCCATTTATATTTTTAATAAATTGAATTGCCGGCTTTCCATGGTCCGTACTCCCAGCCTTTTCAATCTGATCCGCATTTGCTATTATATTAGGAATTTCCATCAGTTCTTTTACTGTAATGGGAATTTGTCCCCGTTGGTATTCCATATCCGTACCATGATCTTTAAAAATTTTAAATACATTATCACTCCGAAGAACAATACTATATCCCTTTAAATCAATTCCTACCTTAGACAAAATTTCATTTCCTAAAGTTTCTCCAATGTTTCCCATATATAGCATGGTCAATTTTGAATGATCTGCCCGGTCTATAAATTTTTCTATATCCTCAACAGAATTGGCAAGCATAATCCTGTCTGATTTTAAGTTTTCCTTTTCTTTCTGGGTATACTCTTCAAAACCAAACTGATTTAACTGATACCTGATATTCATTTCCTGACCATTCGTATCCCCAGTTTCTTTCTCAAAATACACTGTATTCCCAGCCCGATAGCCCTCTCCTGCCTTCTCCAGTGCATACAGCCATGTTCCTCTGGCTTCTTTATATAGATCAATATCTTCCTCCAGATTTCTCGCCGCTACCCGTGTACTTGCACTTTTCATAAGGGCTTTCAAAGAATCCAGAACATCAGAAATAAAATCGGCAATGCGCTCCGCAAGGGTCTTGTCCTTTTTTACGATGGAATCAATAAACTCTGGATCATTAAAAAATTTCTGAGTGGCATCCGCCACAATTTCTTCAATTACCTCCTGACGGGTCAGCTCCTGCCCTGCTTCTGAGTACGTTCTATCATAGGATTCTATCAGATCTTCCCATGACCGACCCGAAGCTTTCATTTCTGCCTCTACTACAATGGTCTTATAAGTTTCATATGCTTTGGGTACCTGTTCTTTTATGAAATGTGTTAATTCATGAGACATAGCACCATTGAAGTCTTTTGAGCCCACATCTATGGTAATCTCACCGCTTTTATATGTTGCTGTGGCTCCATCTTCCATGCTGTGTATCAGATTGATCTTAAGTCCGGTCTTTTTTCCGATATAGTCTGCCACCCTGCGCTGATCCTGTCCGGCTAGCTCTGATACACTGCCAAGACCTCCGTTTCTGGCCTCTCCCTGTGTATACTGTGGAATCACCTTATTATCAGCGTTATAATCCTGTATACCTGCTCTATATGCCGCTTTTATCTGCTTATCCGTCAACACAGACATAATTGCGGAGTGCTCCGCTATATCCAGATCCATATTATGGTATCCTGCATCGTAGGCACGGCCAAAAGCCTTATTGTACACAGACACATCTACTGTCCCATTATAAGTATCTAACAGCGCTTCCCCTCCATATTTTCCATAGGCTCCTTTATAAGCCTCTGTTTGGTTTTTATACTCCACTATCTGGGACTGTACGGGTTCTACAGCTTCCGCTGCACTTTTTAATGGCCCACGATTCTCCACCAAGCTTTCAACCAGATGAGGCTCTGTATTCAAATCAACTACAGGCTCTGTATTGGGTATTTCGGTCTCAGCGATTATTTTATCGTCTACAGGAGTTTTGACCGTATTTTGAGAACGTAGTGGTCCCTGAACCCGTGTCTGGAGATTGTCTACAAACTGATTCATTCGGATATCATATTCCGCCTTATCCCTGTTCGGCACATACTTCCCCTGACGCTGTAAATTCGCATACTCCTGGGCCGCTTTCTGCAATTCCTGAGCTTCCCTGGCATCTTCTGGTCGAACATAATGCGTGGGATCTGTATCTATAGCGTTTGCATAGTCTCTGTAATCCTGATCAATCTCGCTTCCATAAATGCTAAGGCTTGCATTCCCCAGAGCCTGGCTGCCTCCCCCCATAATTCCACCGGATATTGCGCCGCCCAAACCGGCCAGCCCTACATTTTTCAGTAATCCCATAAAAGCTTCACGCTTTGCTGTCTCATCATCTGCTCCAGCTGCCTTATATGTCTGATAGGCCTGGTTATACTGCGATAATTCCTTCATAATCACAGTATCGGACAGTGTGTTGACAATTTCCGTTGCTGTCTCTTCGGAGCCTTCCGTAATAGCCTGTTTTCCTACATTTTTAAGAAATTCCTTAACGCCTCTGCCCGGGGATACCTTAAACCGATTCAGACCATCCAACGAAAATTTTTCAAAGAAAGCCTCCGCTGCCGCATTAACTGCCCCTGTAGCTACTGCTTGACCGGCTGTACCCCCTCTTTCAGCCGCATCCCGTGTCCCTGACAAGCCAGCGCTTCCAGCCGCCGCAAGCCCGTATACTCCAAATGGCAGACGAGCTACATTCTCACCTATGGACATTCCTGTTCCTACCAAGAACCCTCGTGCAGTCTGATTAGGGATTACTTTTTTAATACCCTCGTTTTCCGTGACACCAGATTTTAATCCTTCCAAAATCGCTGCCTGCCCCAACAATTTATCATTCGGATCCATAGGTTCATATTTCCCACTTATCGCAGCTGCCGCCTGTTCAGCAAGCATTATAGGATATGCGCCTGCAGTAGCCGGAGCAATAGCCGCATCCAAACCAGCAGCAAACATCGGATGATCCTTACCCAGTTCTTCTGCGCCTTTCTTCACTGTTTCTATATTTCTTTCATTCAGTTCCCTGTTAATTGACTTAATATAGTTTCCTGCGGCCTCTGCCCCAAACCTGCCGTTCAGATAATAATAGATATTTTTTTCATCCTCATTCATCCGGGTAAAATTATAATTGCTGGCTTTAATGACTTCCCTCTTTTCAGGATTAAGATAATCAAGAAGCCCATATTCATCATCTCCAAATAAGTTGGGTTTTTCCATACCCTCTTGTATACCCGTTTTATAGTCTGACCTCTGCGGGATGGTACTGTAATTGATAAAGCGATTTCCTGACTCAAAACCTATCTTATCCAATTCATATTGATTCTTTGTTTTTTTCCATTTCTTCTGAGCCGCATCTTGTGTTTTCTGTTCAATATTCTGACTCATCTTTTGATCCTGGTATGCTGCAGCATACGGAATATTATTAACGGAAGGCATAGATCCGGATAAATAAGATGGCATTTGCCATGCACGCTTATTATCAGACTTAGCAACTCTGGGCTGTACCAAAAAAGAACTGTTCTTTTCCTGCTGCGGTACTATCATTTCTTTCGGTTCTCTTTCCTTCTGCTCAAGCCGTCTGGAAAAAGCGCCTTCCTGCTGCTCCGAATAAGGCCTTCTTGTTTTTGTGTTTTCCCTTGATTTAAAGTCCTGTTCCTCTTTCTCTTTCAATCTGCTACTAAATGACATATTTTCTCCTTTTATTCAATTCCGAGCCTGCGGAAAATTTCATCTGCGTCCTCTTTATTGATTTTTCCGTTCTCATAAAAACGATTCAAATATTCAAACAATGCATTTTCATCTGCACCAGTAGTTTCTGCGTAATTCTGTGCATATTTGTAATATTTATCTATATTTTCATCTGTAGTTTTTTGTAAATCTTCGCTGGCCTGAGCGGTTATATATGCTGCTTCTTCTGCAGATAATCCATATTGTTTGCTTAAATATTTTGATACCGTAGTGCTTTGATATTTGTGCTTATCACTTCCATCTGTACCATTCAACATATTTCTGGCTTTCGTAAGATACACATTGCTATTGTTTTTTTTCTTACTTCCCCCGGATCCCCCGGAAGATCTCCGTGCCGCCTGTTGCCTCTGAAGTTCCAGCTGCTGTCTCTGCAAATCCAGCTGTAAAGCATCCTGCTCCTTCTGGTAATCAAACTGGGTCTGCCAGTTCTGCTGTGCAAGCGCATCCTGGGTTTTCTGGTAAGCGTACTGCTCTGCCCACTGTTTTGCAGATAAATCGGTCTGATATTCTCCAAAGTCTTGATTGTATGAGCTGTCATACCGGCCAGCATAGTAATTAAGGTCATTATAGTAGTCACTCACTGTATCCCTATAACGTCCATAGTCAATACTGTCCTGGTTATTGACCATATTCAGGCGATTGTACAGCTCCTGTCCTTCGTTTAGATACTGCTGATATACCCGATCATAAATATCCAGGCTTTTATCGCTCAGCTGGCTCATATAGCTGTCATATGCCTGCTGACCCACTGCGGATGCATAGGTAGATCCATATCCACCCGTGGCAGCCTGTGCAGTCCCCATGGTGTCCCTCATAGCCTTCTGGCCCTGCTGTATGTACTGATCCCTGTAATTCTTATACAGATCACTTTCATACACATCATCTGTCTTAAAATCTTCCCGATTCAGGATGCTGTCTATGATGCTGTCAATTGTCCCCTGGTATTTACTGTTATACTCATCTGGCCGGTTATTTTCCAGTTCATCCAAACGGTCTGCATAATCCTGTGTACGATCCGATTGCTGAAATTTGGAATATTTATAGTCCGTAAGATAACTGGACGCCGGATTTCCTGCATTGGAATTCTGTACAGGTGTAATCGTTACATTCTGGCCGTTTGAAGCTGTCTGTGGCTGCTGTGTGGGCTGAGACTGCTGCTGTAAAGTTTTAAGCAATGAGGTGTTCTGCTGGGCTGTACCGCTGTATCCAGATATGCCATATTGATTCGCCAGATTTTTCCTTGCATTAAATGAGCTGTCCATGCCCCGGCTTTTTAAATAATCAACAATACTTGCTACTGCCATTTATTTTTCCCCCTTTACTTCCGGATTCTCCTTTTTGGTTTCTTCTACTTTTGTTCCCTTATTGAGGGTATTACTAATTGTTATCAGGATTCCCGCCTGTTGTACTCCCTCCACTTTCAGCTGATTAAGAGCCATCAGTACCATACCGATATCGCTTTCTTCATATACAACCTTCATCTCGTTCCTCCTTCATTCTTTTTACTGCTTTTTCTAATGCCTCTATTTCCCGTCCCTGCTGCCGGATCGCTCCAGAAAACAACACACTGTTATTTCCATATGGGATTGCCATATACTCCCCACTATGATCCACCAAAGGAAGATCTGTACCCAATCGTTCCTGCAGGTCATCCACTTCCTGAGCAATCAATCCCATGGACCTCTGCCCGGTATCCACGAATTGAAATGTTACAGGACGCATCCCCAGAACCAATTCCAGCGCTGTCTGATCCGGAATATCTTGGATGTTGTCTTTCAACCGCCTGTCCGACCGTTCAAACAACGTTTCGCAGGACACATCCCCTGTCACATTCATTGTCTTTGCAGTCAGCGTTCCTTCTACATCTGCATTTCCAGATATGCGAATGTAATTTGTATACAACAGCCCATTGGTCACAATGCCCTGGGCAAAGGTAATAGAATCAATTGTCACCTGCCCTGCCGAAGTCACTACAAACCTGTTATTTATATTTATTGATCCACCATTGATTGTTCCACTAAATGTAGCCGTTCCATCTTTATTCAGCTTAAAATTATTGGCATCAATAATCAGATAACCTGTTTTAAAGGTAATCGCTTCCGTTGTGGCAGATATTTCCGAACACAATTTGTCCTTACTCACCTTTAACGCAATTTTTCCATCCAGCACTTGAATGCTACTGGAAACATGGTTTTGAAGATCCTGAAACTGTGATAGAAATCCCTTCATGGTAACTTCCAGCTGTGCTATATGGGTTTCTGTCTCCTGATATTTTAAAAATGATTCCTCGTCAAAGTTATCTTCTGGAGTGATATTAGATAAGCTATAACGGAGTTGGTCATTCAAAAGCTGTATGTAGTTGTACACTTTCTTTATATCCGGATTCTGACCTCCCAGCATAGGTACATTAAAACTTGACATCTGTTCCCATCTCCTTAAGTTCTCTTTTCAGCCTGTCCAACCGTTTCTGATGCTGCTGTATGGCCATGGAGTAAACCGCTGTGTAAATTGCATATGGCACTTCCATATACTCCCCAGCCTGTCCAACAGCCAGAATACTATCCAAATGAAATGTGTCAGAATCTGACACAATACAATTCCGCACTTCCTGGGCAATATATCCAATAGAATCCCGGCCATTGATACAGTAACGTACTGGCCTGAGGTTACGGATCAGCACGGATACATCCGTCAACGGACGGATCTCCCTCTTTTTCCGTCGATCAGATGTATATCTCACCCGATTGCATGACAGGGTTTCTGAAATATACGCTTCTCCGCAGGTCGCAGTTCGGCCTATGGTATTGATATAATCATTATCGTTGTATACTTCCATATCAGCCGCCGTCACACCCTGAGCCGGATTCAGGGTTTCCGTTTTCAATGAATCATCTACATAGCAATCCCCATTAGGATGTACAATAAAACGGTTGTTAATATTGATCGATCCTCCGTTGATTGCCCCTGAAAAAACAGCATTCCCTACAGCATCTAATGTCATATTTTGAGCATTGATAAGGATCTGGCCGCTGGTAAAGCGTATATATTCCCCATGAAGTTCCATCCGGGTCAGCATTTCCTTTACCACATTTCCAGAATCAACCAGGAAAGATATGGTGTCCTCTGTCTGATCCAGCCTTGTAACCACTCCAATTTTATAATTTTCATATTCAATCACAAAATGTTCTGTATCAAACTTAATTTTTCGCACCGTATTACCCCGGTCTGTAATAGCATCCAGAGTTTCCTTTGACACATTGTCATCCAATGAAATGTTTGATATCGTAAATTTCAAATCCTCACTGAAGCGGTAGAGCTGCCGCATGATCTTTTTTATATCTGTTTCATTTTTTTCAATCATCAAAGGCTTATACGCCGCCATGAATATCACTCCCGTAGCCTATATATTTGCTCAATGCGATCAATGCCGCCGGCCCTTTCCCCTCAAGGCGGAACCGATAGCGTTGGCACCGGTCTGGTACCACGTTCAGAGTCTGGGTTCTGTAGCCCGTAGAAGTAAAAGAAATCTTCTTTTTGAACTCCGGCTCTCCATCACATTTCAAAAATACATCCACTTCACTTTCTGGCTCTAACAGCAGGTTGAACAACAGCCGTTTCAGGTATTTAAACTCTACGGTTCCATCCATCATATCCCCGCTCTCTATCATCCATTCTATGTATTCGTCACGGGTTCCTGAGATGGTAAACATCTGGTTATCTGCATCAATACAATAAAGCTGCCCTTCTCCATAGGTCATAAACAGTACATGAAGATTGTCCTCCCTGTGCCACATTCCTTTTTTGAGATCATATACATATAGATTCCAATTACCATATGCATCACACAGAGAAGCATAGTATTTTCCGTTATATTGTCCGGCCACACCGCCTGAGAAACGGACCTCTGCCAGTGTGTCTGATACAGATTCCGGATAGGCCCCGTCATAGCTACATACGTTATTCCGGGACACATACAGCAGCGTTTCATTTACCGTACAGGCGGTTTTTTCGCAGCCTTTGGCAATCCCACGTACTGGAGAGGTAGTGTTGATCTGGTAATTGCTTGGCTTGTCTCCAAATACTTTGTGTATTACATCCTCCTTAAAAAATAAAACATAACCCATATGAGACAGACATCCCGTAAAATCCCCATCACTCCCCACTGTAGCCGCATAGGAATCTGTACTGATTCCCTCATATGCCTGCCAGTTTGTAGGATCTCCCAACTTGCTGGAATAAACCTCATGGTTTTTGCTGGAGCATCCCCAGATCCGGTTCCCATTCTCACAAATGTAATCCATATCCGGCGTTTTACGGGTAATTTTAAGACCGGAATCCTGCGTAAAGCTCTCTTTCAGATTTCCTACAATTATGATGTAATTAGCTGCCAGCTCCTGAATCACCGTGGTTTTGTTAAATTCAGTATTTGTGCATCCGGTAATCTCCACACCATCAAACTGTGAAAAATTGTTTCCGATGTCTGTACAGCTAATTTTCACCATTGTACTTCCACTGGTTGTTTGAGCAAACGTGGCGGCTGCTCCCTGAGTCCATGAGGCTTCCAGACCTTTCAGTTCCCCCGTGGATGTGTTATACAACAGTTTGTCTGGAAATATAACAATGTAAGCCCCCATCCCAACCATCTGTTTATCTGTGTCTGTAACTGTGCCAATTTCCTTATCTTTGTAGTACAGCTTTAAACCATCTGCATAAGCCAAACCGTTTTTCCAGAATAGCCCATGAGGCTTTTCCAGTTTCTTTATAATCTCTCCCCTCGGTTTCCTTACAGCAATAGCTGGGAACTGGTCGGAACACATATTTTTCATATCTGAAAACTCATTGTCACCGATCACAAGCCCCTTATTCAGTCCTCCAAAAGCGCCCAACTGCTTATTATTCCCTCTGGGGGCCATTGACAGCATTGGTAATCTTCCCATTTTTCACCTCAAAATCTCGAAAACATAGCCCTTTGCTTTGCCCTATGCTGCCTGCGGAACCAGGCAGAAAAAGATTCATATGCAGAGTTATACATGATCACATCATTGTTGTATCGCTCTGTCTCCTCGTTATGAAAATCAATTTTTGACAGCAGATAGTTGATATATACATCCTGAAATCGATCCGGTATACTCAGTTCAGTATCATAATCCAGCTGATAATCCAGAGGAATAAATACTTTATCAAATCCCTCTGCCTGATTTATGACCTCTTCCACTACCTGGCCTTCAATTTCATTGATCCAGCCCATGATCATATTGGTGCTATACTGCTGGCCCCTCAGATCCGTAATTTTCTCTATCAGATCATTTAATTTCATACAAATCTCCTCTAAAATTCTCCTGGTCTCTGTACTCCATTTGCATCCGATACATACAATGCGCACTCTAATGGGTGGCCGGATGTAGGTTCAAAATAATACCACTTTCCGCCAATCTGGTGCCAGTCTGTCAGGGCGTAGCCATCTGAGTTAAAATAATACTTATGATGGTTAATCACCTGCCAGCAGGATGTATAAAAGCTGTGTGGCGTGTCTGCATACCACCAGCCATTACTGTCATGGTGCCAGCCTGTCGCATATGTAGGCTGATTCAGGGCCGCCTTGAAATCCGTCCATAGCTGCGGCTGATCCAGCATCCTACGAGGACAGTACTTCCGCTTGGCATCATAGTGCCGGATCACATGATCCCCCCTGATCCCTGTCTCTTCCATGATCTGTCTTACAAGTTCGACACAGTTGGTACGGGCCTGATCGTAATCAGAATCCGGATTGACACAGATCTCAATATTGATGCTGTTGGTATTGGTTACTCCTGGTACAGACGGTGTACCATACTGCTTGCCCACTGCATATGCACCATCCTTATAATCCAGTGTCTGCACAGCCACAGAATCATCCACATACCAATGCACAGATGTGGATAAGTTTCCGTTTATGTGAGCTTGTGCGTGTTTAATAGCTCCAGCACCTCTGTTGTAATTATCTGTTTCATGGATTACAATCCATGTCGGGCAGTTCTTTCCTACATAACAATTTACTTTACCAATCTCTTTTTTTATCTCCATGGTATCCTCCTAAAATAAAAAGCCTAGGATTTTTCCCAGGCTCTTAAGATCCTAAGCCTCGTAAATAATATCAAGGCCATATTCTACAGCTGCCTTATGTTCGATACGGCACCCTATAGCATTTTCCCATCCCTTGCAAAAATATGCTGCATCACACAGGGATATAGGTTGCAATGATTTCCTCATCGGTTTTTCCAGCCATTTGCTGACTTAACATAGCTTTCACTTTTCTACCTCTTCTGGATGCTCCGCAGCCCATTTATCACATTCTTTCTCAAATGTCGTGCCAGGGAATGTCTTCCAGCCGTGTTTCTTACAGTAAGGGCAGTCATCAGGATGTGTCTTTCCGGTTCCTGGTCCATATTCTGCCATATGTCTGGTGTACTTTCTTTCTTCCTCCGGGTTTTTCGCAGTAATTCTTCTGTTTTTGTAATCGTAATCCATATAATCCTCCTTAAAATTTTATATTATTTGCTCTCCAGCTCTAACCCTGGCCGGACCGGGAGATAGATGGATCCTTCTACTTGGCTTTCTTATACTGTGTGCGATTCCAAATTTCCTTAACGCGTTCCCAGCCATCCATAGCAACCAATGCCACTATAAAAGCCGCCAGAATGCAGGCAAACACCATATACCACTCAATCGGCTGTTTCAGATACGACATCAGCGCAACAAATGTTACCGGGCACAAAATCAACGATAATACAATCACCACCGCTGATGTCGGCAGCTGATCCAGTTTAGGCCATGACTTAATTACCTGGGTAACCGCCGATACAAAAAAAGCCATTGCCCCAATGGCAATCAGCACACATGATACGTACTGCATAATTACATTTACATCCATTTCTTAATCCTCCTTCTCAGGCCCATATGGAAGGGCCAGACACCTGTTATATAATTCCTCTCCTGTCCCGTTTCCGCCCAATGCCTTATACGGTCGAAACATATATTCCAAATTATCGCGATCATCAATTGAACAGGATCCCTTATTTATGTAATACTGACACGCCTGATAAAGCCGGTCATGCAGCAAAGCGAGGACACCTTCGTTAATAGCCTGGGTCTTACTGCGCTGCGCCTTCATCTGACGGTATAATTGACGGTTCGCCGCTCCCAGCAGGGCAGATATGACCGCAAACACCCATGATATCCAATGGGCAGAAATGTACTGTAAAATCTCGCCCACGTTTTACTCCTCCAGATTTTCTTTCAGCCATTTTTCTGTTTTCTTACGCCAGAATTTAGGTACATCTTCCAGCGTGATTTCTCCTGCCCGGATCTGTGTTCCATAAAAAGCCCCCATTATACCTCGCCTCCCTCTGCAAGCGCCCCAACCGTTTCTCCCAGATCTCCGATAGCGCCGTCCTGAATCTTCTGACCAGTCTCAACGCTGTCCAGGCGTTTTTCTATCTCGCTTTTTTCCCGCAGATTGTAGGTAGTGGTTACGGCTCCATCCGCATCCACTGTGGACGTTTCAGATACCAGCATAAGATCTGTATACGTTCCAACCGTCAGCCCGCTTCCGTTCTTGATCTGTACCTCTGCCAGGTTCTCCTCGGTCAGTTCCTGCCAGACCTGCAGCATGGCCGTTCTGTCATTCGCTGTTACCTTGACCCTTTCTAAGGATGCACCTGCATCCAACTCTATTACTGTCCCATCTTTTAAAATAAGCTTATCCCTATCCATTTGATACTCCTCTATCTGATTCCATGCCAGGCTGTCTGCAACAAGAAACCTAACAGTGCCCAAATTTTATCCTTGATTTTATTCATGCATATTTCATACCCCATATCTTCCGAGTAATTCTTCGGATCCACACTTGAACTGGATTCTACAATTTCAAAACCATTTCTAAGGACACAGCGCACCACTGTGGTTCGGTTTCCCATAGTCTGGGTATCTGTATATGCAATAAACTCATCTACCATTTGGGGGCCGATGCTTACGCCGGATGGAAGATCCTTATTATCATCCACAGGCAGATACGCGCGCTCAAAAACTGACTTAGGAGACCAAGAGGTATGTCCATCTGAATACTTCACCATGTATCCTTCCTCATATGGACACAGGCCAATCTTATTATCAGATCCTTTTAATTCATTGTACTGTCCAAATGTCATTGACTCTGCTTCAATCAATTTTGTTCCAATGTATTTTTTCATTTCTTTATTACCTTTCATAAGTCACCTCCATCCATGCTGCCGCGTCATTGCTCACAACCGTAGTCGGGCTGTACGTCCGAAGGGCCTTGTAGGCGGCGATCTCTTCCGGGGCGAGGCCGCGTTCGATGGGGGTATCCAAATAGGTCATTACTTTCATTGGATTTTCTGCGAGGAACGCTTTCCAGTTGGCAAGGCCTTTATCTTCAAGACTTTCATCATAAAAGCGATTACTGACGGTATATAATATTGAATTACCAACCCCCAGCCATATGGATTCGATAATCTCGGTATTTTCCGAAACAGTAAACATATTGCAAAATCCAGCTCGTCTACTGTCAGAGAATGGCAGGATACCATCAATCATATATCCTTTAAATCTGGACGATGAATAGATACGCCAATCCTCACTCCCATCAAATACCTTCTGCCATCTTCTCTCGATATATTTCTCTCTTTCCAGATCGATCTCGTCGCATACCCACTGCTGGCCGTTGGCATCTGTATAGTTACCACCAGATGTTACCGGGATGCCTGGGAGACCATTCGGAGTTTGTAAAGTAATTGATTGTAATGTTTTTGGATGTTCGTAAGCGGTGACATTACTCCCTAACTCAAGCTGCAACAACTCTGAAACTGTACATTCGTGCAGCGATGTATTGCCATCAGTCCATTTAGCTGCCAAAACACACAACAGTACACCTTGAGACTTAGATGTATAAGACGTTTCAGGTAGTGCTACAGTACGATAGCCAATTGCATTTTGGTGGTTTTTTGCATCCTCAAAAGTTTTATACTCGGAAATACCAACAGCGGCATTCTTGTTGGGATTGGAAACGCTAAATGTGTACCGTTTCCCTGGTTCACAAGGGACTATATAGCCAATACCGTCATTTTCTTTAGATGGCGCATATGGTAATACCATTTCATCATCGTTATATATAAAGCCAATCCCGCTTGAATATTTAGCGTGGTACAATCTTCCTCTCAAAAGATTCTTACCTTGAATTGCCACCTCGATATTTCCAGTACCTCCTACAATCTCAATTTCCTGGGGGTTATCTGGGCTTGGGTTCTCGCCTTGCTCTGCTCTGCCAAACACCCGCAGCCCCCGAAGTTCCCGGCCCTCTGCGGCGTCCTTAATGCTGATGTCTGTACCAGCGGCAGTAATCTTGATCCCCGGTGCAAGGTCTGCCATATCCTCTGCCAGACCAGCTATGTCGGCCTTATTCTGGTTGATCTGCTCCCGATCGGCCTCAACACCTGCCGCCGCTTCCTGCACTCG